TACACCTCGTGACAGACAGCCGATAGTAGTTCAAGCGGTAGAACACTCGTTCTTGCGCGAGGATGTGCGGGTTCGACTCCCGCATGTCGGCCTGAGCAACAGCAACAACGACAACCAACCAAAAGGAAGAGCTATGAGTTATATTTCTTATCAGAGGAAACATGAAAATATCAAGAGTATGGGCGATGCCCAATAAAAATACTTTTTTAATTAAACCGATTAAATCTTTAATCGAAGATGCGTTTATTTATAAGGGCTTGATGCAGAAAATAGTAGCAATAGACCCGTTTTCTAATAATTCGCCTTTTGCTGATAAATGTATAACAAATGACATTGATCCTGAAATTAAATCAGAGTACCACATGGATGCGCTCGACTTTCTGAAAACATTTGAGGATAATAGCGTTGATCTTGTTTTATTTGACCCTCCGTACTCACCGAGACAGGTTTCTGAGTGTTACAAAAAATTAGACAAAACGGTTAATATGCAAACAACCCAAAGCAGTTTTTGGGGGAATTTAAAAAAAGAAATAAGCCGGATCGTTAAAAGTAAAGGCATGGTTATTTCCTGCGGATGGAACTCCGGTGGTATTGGGAAAAAGTTTGGTTTTGAAACCCAAGAAATTTTACTGGTCCCGCATGGTGGTTGGCATAACGACACGATTATAACAGTAGATAAAAAACGCCACGACAAAAACGAAATCTAACAACCGCATTCACCAGACAACAACCAACCAAAAGGAGAATAAATGAGTTATATATTTGCTATTTGTCCCGTGTGCTATGAAAAAAAAGGAGAAAAAGAATGAATGTACTGAGTTTGTTTGATGGGATGAGTTGCGGACAGATTGCCCTAGAAAGAGCAGGGATTGCCGTTGATAACTATTTTGCCAGTGAAATTGACAAGTATGCAATGAAAGTAACCAAAGCAAACTACCCAAACACCCAGCATGTGGGGAGCGTGCTCGATGTTAAGGGCGATGACTTGCCGGAAATTGATTTATTAATTGGGGGTAGCCCCTGTCAAGGGTTTAGCTTTGCAGGGAAACAGCTTAACTTTGATGATCCTCGGTCGGCTTTATTTTTTGAGTTCGTGAGATTGCTAGAAGAGACGAAACCTAAGTATTTCTTACTTGAGAATGTGAAGATGAAGAAGGAGTACCAAGATGTTATTTCAAAGAATTTGGGTGTTGAGCCTGTTTGCATAAATTCTTCTTTGGTTTCCGCACAAAATAGGGTGCGTTATTACTGGACAAATATTTCAGTCCAGCAACCTGAAGACACTGGAAAACTGTTGAGTGATGTAACTGGGGCGCAAGATATTCCCTTAGACATTGAGGGGCTGTTGCTCAGTAGAACCATAAAAACTAAGCAGAAATTCACTGACGAAAGCTCTACGCTTAGGCGGATGTTGAGTAACATAGCAAGCCCAACCCAGAAATCTAAAAGCCTCACGGCTAGTATGTACAAAGGAATGGCAGCGAATGGTATGACAAATATATTTGACGGTGATATTGTTAGGCCACTGACACCAATTGAGTGTGAAAGATTGCAAACCGTTGATGATGGATATACTGACCATGTAAGCAACACACAGAGATACAAGATGCTTGGAAACGGTTGGACTGTTGAGGTGATATCCCACATATTCAAGAATTTAACGCAGTAGGTTTTGAAATATTAACTGATGATGTGCGGGTTCGACTCCCGCTTGTCGGCCTGAGCGAGCAGCAACAGCAACAGCAACAGCAACAACAACAACCAACACAACCACAACCATGACACCAGAAGAAATCAGTACTAGAAAAAGGATGTTAAAATGAGTTTTAAAACGAGCCATAAAATAATAACTGGTGACAGTCGGCAAATGACTGAGATAGAAGATAAGTCAGTTCATTTGGTTATCACTTCACCACCATATTGGCAACTGAAAGATTACGGAACAGAAGATCAAATCGGATATAATGATAGTTATGAAAAATATATTAACAACTTAAATCTTGTATGGAAGGAAAGTTATCGGGTACTCAATAATGGATGCCGTCTATGTGTTAATATTGGCGATCAGTTTGCAAGAGCTGTATATTACGGAAGATATAAAGTAGTCCCGATCAGAACAGAAGTTATCAAATTTTGCGAAGCCATCGGATTTGATTATATGGGCGCTGTCATTTGGCAGAAAAAGACAACCACAAATACTACTGGGGGAGCTTCATTGATGGGCAGCTACCCGACACCGAGAAATGGTATCATATCAATTGATTATGAGTTCATTTTATTGTTTAAAAAACTTGGAACGCCGATAAAACCGGAGAAAGAGTTAAAAGAACAATCAAAACTGACCAAAGAAGAGTGGAAAGAATATTTTACCGGTCATTGGAATTTTGGCGGAACAAAGCAAGACGGACATATCGCAATGTTCCCTGAAGAATTACCCAAAAGACTTATTAAAATGTTTTCTTTTGTTGGCGATACTGTTCTTGATCCGTTTCTTGGCAGCGGAACAACATCTCTTGCTTCAAGAAATTTGAACAGAAACTCTGTCGGATATGAAATCAACCCCGATTTTATACCTTATGTAAAACGAAAATTGGACATAAATCAAGGTGATATTTTTAATTCTGAATACAGCTTTATAAAACAGGGAAATATTAGCACTGACTTTAATAATGAGATAAAAAAACTACCCTATATTTTTAAAGATTTTCATAAATTTGATAAGAAAACAGACCTAAAGAAATTACAATTTGGTTCAAAAAACCAACCGCTAAGAAAAGGAAAATAAATGGCAAACAGTAAATTATCAAATGCAAAAAATGCAAAAAATGATGAATTTTATACACAATACTCTGATATAGAAAAAGAAATAAGTGCGTATTTGGAATTTGATCCAAATGTTTTTAAAGGAAAAACCATTTTATTACCCTGTGATGATCCAGAGTGGAGTAATTTCACCAAATATTTTGCACATAATTTCACAAACTTTGGATTGAAAAAACTTATTAGCACAAGTTATGCTCCGGATAGCAAAAAATATAAGACAGACTATCAGCTGAGCCTTTTTGAAGTGCATTCTCCACAGTATGATTATAATAAAACTTCAAAATATGGGAGAATATTTATATTAACACATGACTCAACAAATGATGGTAAGGTTGATGTTAATGATCTTGAGTGGAAATATATGCAAGGAGATGGTGATTTTAGAAGCGATGAAATAAAAAAGCTTCGTGATGAATCAGATATCGTAATCACCAATCCTCCGTTTTCACTGTTTCGAGAGTTCTTGTCTTGGGTTGTTGAAGCTAAAAAGCAATTTGTTATTATTGGTAATTTGAATGCGATTACTTATAAGGGGGTATTTTCGCTTATCAAAGCTAATAAGATGTGGCTTGGTAATGGATTTCATGCAGGGACTGCGTATTTTTCGAGTCCTATTGCTAATGAATATGGCAAAGGTGTATACAACGCTGACACAGGATTGGTAAAATTCGGAAATGTTTGTTGGTTTTCTAATTTAGATCATGGACGACGACATCAGCCACTACCTCTTATGACAATGGCTGATAATATAAAATTTAGCAAACACAAAGAAATCAAAGAAAAAGGTTATCAAAAATATGATAACTATGATGCAATTGAAATTCCATATACTGATGCAATACCCAGTGACTATGATGGTGCAATGGGCGTACCAATTAGCTTCCTTGATAAATATTCACCAGATCAATTTGAGATTGTTGGATTAACATTCGGCAGAGATGAGTTTGAGTGTAGGCCTATAAAAAGATATATAAATGCAGTACAGCATAATACTGATGGAAGTTTCACGAATGGAAGTAAAGCCAACGCTCGTGCAACGATTAAATTAGAAAAAATACCTAATGCGATATATTATAGCGCTGATAATGCTCTTGAACCTCTCTCCATAGTTTATGCAAGAATTCTGATAAAAGCCTTGTAAATGTAAGCAACCAACACAACCACAACCATGACACCAGAAAAAAGGAAAATAAATGATTTTATGGCTTGACTTTGAAACCCGGTCACTCTGCGATCTCAAGGCCGAGGGCGTGTATAACTACGCGCGGGACATCAGCACGGAGGTTATCTGCATGTGCTACGCCTTTGATGACCAAGATATAGCTACATGGCGTGCCGGCGAGGACTTCCCCAACGCGGTCAGGTGCCATGTCGGGCAGATAAGGGCTCACAATGCAGCTTTTGAGAGGCTTATCTTCGCGCATGTTCTTGGCATACACTTTGAGCTGGAACAATTCTACTGCACGGCTACGCAAGCAAGAGCGAACTGTATGCCCGGGACACTCGGAGACCTTGGCCGTTTTGCCGGTCTCGGGATGCAGAAGGACTACCGAGGGGCGCAGCTTATTAGATGGCTGTCTAAACCTCTTTCGGATGGCGCATTCAATGAAGAACCTCACCTGATGCAAGAGATGGAGGCTTACTGTCAGCAAGATGTACGCGTTATGCGTGAAGCAAGCCTATCTATGCGCCCACTGTCAGAAGAGGAGTTATACGACTATCATGTCAGTGAGCGTGTCAATGACAAAGGTGTTTTGATCGACAAAGTTGTGTGCGATTTGGCGCAAAGATACGCCGAGGCGGAAAGGCTCGATATTGAGGGCCGTGCGCGTAGGCTCACCGGGGGTGATATCCAGAATGTCCGGTCCGGCAAGATGCGTGAGTGGGTATACACTAGAGTCGGCGAAAGCGGCAGGCAGCTAATGGCCGCCGAAGAAGGGAAAATCACTATAGATAAGGCCGCACGGGGAAACCTTCTTGCCCTTGCCGAAGAAGACCCGGCCGAGGTGCCCCCCGTGGTCGCAGAGGTTATAAAATGTGCAGATGATATCTGGTCGTCCAGCGTTGCGAAGTTCAAGAGGATGTCCACGCTGTCGGATGTCGAAGATCAAAGAGTTCGGGGTTCTTTTGTTTTTGCAGGAGGCTCGGCAACCGGTCGGGCGGCGTCTTACGGGCTCCAAGTTCATAACTTCCCACGGAAATGCGCTGTAGACCCCGAAGGTGTGCGCAGCGCAATGCGTCGGGGTTTAGACCTTGTGCCTACTTTCGGGCCAACGGTTAGCACGGTGCTGAAGTCCATGCTCCGCCCGTCCCTTATCGCGCAGGAGGGCAAGACCTATGTCATAGCGGATTGGTCGGCCATTGAAGGCCGGGTAAACCCATGGTTGTCGCATTGCGCCGAGGGCGAAAAGAAGCTCCAGTTGTACCGCGACGGCCTCGACCCGTACAAGGTCAATGCCTCGGTGATGTACCGTACCAGCTACGACACTGTGACTATTGAACAGAGGCAGATCGGTAAGATACAGGAGCTTGCCCTTGGGTTTCTTGGCGGCGCGGGTTCGTTGTCCGCCTTCACCTCGGTTTACGGTGTGCAAATGGACGAAGAAGAGACACGCCAAGCCGTTCAGATGTGGCGGAAGGCAAACCCGTGGGCGATGTACCACGGCAAGCAGCTTGAGCAAGCGTACCATCGCGCTATGCGGAACCCTCGGCGTGAGTTTAAGGCGTGTCGGGTCACATATATGTTTGACGGTCTTCATCTCTGGTATGCTCTGCCGAGCGGAAGAATTTTGAGTTATCCTTTTGCAAAAGTGGTACGAGGTGAGGTATCTTACAGGAAGGCTTCTTGGAAACCTGCTTCGGGTTCTGAGGAGTGGCCAAGAGGTAATCTTTGGTATGGCCTTGCGGTTGAAAATGTAACTCAGGCTGCGGCCCATGACCTACTCCGCTACGCCATGCGCGAACTGGATGATCTTTACTATGATATAGTATTACATGTGCATGATGAGATAGTGATAGAGGTGGAAGACGACAAGGCAGAACAGGCTATTCAAGATATGACACGGATAATGACAACTCCAGTTGCTTGGGCTAAGGGCCTCCCGCTGGATATTGAACTAACGACAGCTAAACGCTATGGGAAATAAAATGCTCGGATTCGTGAAATATCTTAGTGGGCTAGCAGAAGAAGGCGAGACACTTCTTTTGGTGAGACAGAAGCCTTTAATTAAGGGTGGAGACCTCCAGCGCTATGGAGACGGGGCGTTAAAAGCAACATGGGTGCCCCTGTTGCCATCAGGTATCAGCAAGGTTAAAGCTGACTGGGCTATCTACGGGAACACCGCAGCTTTCGTTTCTGACCGCTTGAAAGCGAAGCTGTCGGCTAGTAACGCAAACTGCGAGCATGTGCTTGTGATGGTGCTGGACGATATAGGCACAAAAAGCAAGGAGCCGCCCATTGAACCGACCTGGAAGATGGAGACTAGCGAGGGTTCCTTCCAGTGGGGTTATGTCTTCTCGGAGCAGCCGCCCAAAGGGGCGTACGCTGCTGCCATCCGAGCCATAGCAGGCGCGGGGTACACCGACCCCGGCGCGGTCAACGCCGTTCGGAACTTCCGCCTGCCCGGCTCGGTCAACTTGAAGCCCGGCAAGGGGGGGTTTAAGTCCCAGCTTGTTGAGTTCCAGCCGGACCGTGAGTTCACTCTTGACGAGATTACGGGGGCTATGGGTGTCACTTACGATAAGAATAGCACCCCCGTTGTGTGGCCTATCAATACCCAAGACACACGCGGCGACGAGGTACTGACATGGCTGGACAAAAACCGCTTGGTTCTGAGCCCGGTTAACACTGAAGGCTGGTGCTCTGTTATCTGCCCGAACCACGAGCAACATAGCGACCCCGCCGACGCGTCAGCACGGTACCATCCAGGGGATAGGGCTTTTGTCTGCTACCATGGGCATTGTGCGGACTTCTCCAGCCAATACTTTCTTGACTGGGTATCCGACAACGGCGGCCCTTCATGCACACACGGCATGAGGGCCGAGCAGATACCAAACTCTATGTCTATAGTCTTAGATAAGTTGCCACCAGGTAGCAATGCCCAAGATCACGCGGAGAAAGTGATGGGCCGCATTGAGGCGAAGGAAATTGGCCGCACGACCAAAAAGGACTGGTTCACACGGTTTGCGTATGTCCAAAGCGACGACTCGTTCTTCGATATAGGGACCCGGCGCGAGACATCAAGAGGAACCTTCAACGCCATCTATCGTCACATCAGTTGTAGTAGCATACACAGCACAAAAGGGAGAAGGATAGAGGCTTCGGTATCTTTTGACGAGAACCGCGAGGCGTGTGGGGCCAAAGCTCTGGTTGGTATCACCTACGCCGCAGGGGAGACACCGTTTCTTGCCGTGGAGGATGAATTATATGGCAACAAGTGGAAAGACGCTCGGCCCGATTTTGAGCTTGTTAAAGAGGATATAAGCCCTTGGCTAGCACATGCAGAGTGTCTTATACCTGAAGCCAAAGAGCGGGAGCATATCTTCAATGTAATGGCGTTCAAGCTTCAGCACCCGAAGATAAAGATCAATCACGCGGTGTTGCATGGGGGGCTCGAAGGTTCAGGTAAAGATACGCTTTGGGCACCCTTTATATGGGCAGTATGCGGACCGCAACTGATCAACCGTGGGTTTATGGATGCCAACGCCCTTCATGGACAGTGGGGGTACCACCTTGAGAGTGAGATTCTTCTACTCAACGAGCTCAAAGAGCCGAACGCGTCCGACCGGCGGGAGTTGGCCAACCGGCTGAAACCCATAATTTCCGCCCCACCCGAGTACATTGAGATAAACCGAAAGAACATGGCACCATATAAGGCGCTCAACCGTGTGTTTGTGCTAGCCTTCACTAACGAGCAGATACCTATTTCGCTTGCGTCCCAAGATCGGCGCTGGTTTTGTGTATGGTCCGCAGCGCCGAGGATGGGCGCTACTGAGAGCAAAAAGATGTGGGATTGGTACAAGAACGGCGGGTATGAGGCTATTGCTTCATGGTTGTACGCCCGGGATGTGACTGAGTTCAACCCGCAAGCTGCGCCGTTTGATACAGAGTTTAAAATAAACCTCATAGAAGGCGGTCGCAGCATAAGCGAAGCGTACCTTGTGGAACTGATAACCAACCGCTCGGGGGAGTTCGCAAGTGGCGTTGTAGGCTCACCGTTTGTTAACCTTTGCGACCGTTTGGCAAGTACCGCACCTTCCGGCGCAAAGGTTCCGCAAGCCGCGTTGTTGCACGCGCTTGAAGAAGCAGGGTGGGTAGATATGGGCCGCGTCAAGTCAAGGCGCTATGATAGCAAGAAGCGGGTGTTCTGCGACCCGTCTATGCGCTACGAGAGCAGATCAGACCTGCGGGACTTGTTGGAAGAAACACCTCCGGCGCCCGCGTTTAATCTAAAACCACAACACAAACATGAGAGAAACTGAAATTGAAGCGCATCTTGTTTGGACTGTAGCCGTTATGGGCGGTGGAACTTATAAGTTCAAGTCTATAAATAACCGAGGAGTGGCCGATAGAATCGTATGCCTCCCGAACGGTAAAACTTGGTTCATAGAGGTGAAAACAGAAACAGGTAAAATCTCGTCGCTTCAGAAAGTGTTTGCCGAAGATATGCAGACGCTCGAGCAAAATTACGCCTGTCTTTGGAGCATAGAAGAAATAGACCAGTGGAGAGCGGAACAAGAGTCCGACGGCGCAGAGCTTGTACTGGTGGATGATCCCGTTTGGTACGGCGATAGATTTTTTTGTAGCAAGTGCGGGGCTCAGTGTAGACCCGACGACCGTTTTTGCTCTTATTGTGGAACAAAAATAACAAGGGATCGCAAGCCATGAGAAGTAAAGAGATATGCGCAGACGGATGTAACTCCGACCCGGTTAATCACCCGAGGCACTACACCCAAAATGGTATTGAGTGCATTGAAGCACTTGAAGCAAGCATGGATAAGGGCGGGTTCGTGTGCTTTTGCAAAGGAAACGCGATTAAGTACCTGTGGCGCATGGGGTTGAAAGGGGATTTGCTTGAGGACGCAAAAAAAGCACAGTGGTATATCAACCGTATTGTTAAAACCTTGGAGGCGTTGTAATGAGCTGTATGCTGACCAGAGCCAACGGTGTGCGCAGGCAAGCGCCGCAAGCTCTTCACCGGCTGCAACACCCCCTTCATGCGCCCGAAACTTTAATGAAGAGGCCGTCTGGTTGGTATACATTCCTAGGGGGCTGTTGGGTTTGGGTGCACCGCCGTAAAGGAAAGTACTTCGCCATCATAGCGGGGGAACCCAATTACACCGAAAAAGTAAACACAATTGGGGAGCTCGAAAAGGCAATAATTAAAAAAGCGCAACACCATGATAAAGAGTCACACGGGTAGTTATACCTGCGCACTAGAACGCCAGCTTCCAGATAGCGACGCAAGTTTCTTTTGGGATACGAGCGATAGTAAAAAGAAAAGAAAAGGGTACCGGGACGGGCTCAAGTATGACGCGGTATCTGGTACAAAACGCAAGCGGTACAGAGGGTATGACATAGTTTACACTCGGCGAAAAAATAGTAGCTTTTGCGCTCATACGATTGATGTGCTAGGCGAAGGGGTAGGGTTTGAAAAAAACACGCCGGAATCCGAAGACACAGAAGAAGTATACGCGATGTTTGACGAGTGGATAGACAACAACAACAACAACAAGACCAAAACGGAGCAAACCTATGATGACCGAGACCGAAATTCTTGACCTGAAAGTAAAGATATTCAGTACCGAAGATTGCTTGTATAAGCTGCTTGAAGAGCTTGCAGAAGCGCAGGATGCTGCGGAAGCCCTGCTCATAGACGCCCGGTACAGCACCGGGGTAAGTACCCAGAAAGTGAAAGCCCTGCTCGAAGAGTTGGCTGATGTTGAAGTTGCGGGGCACAGAACAATGAAGAAGCTG